GGCATCCGAGGTGGGTCAGCGACTGTCCACTTTCCTATCTGGCATCAAGAAATCGAAGACATCATCGTTCTGAAGAACAACAAAGGTACAGAAGATAACCGTGTCAGAAAACTAGACTACAGTATTCAGATCTCAAAGATTTTCTATGAACGATTCATCTCAAACGGAATCATCTCCCTCTTCAGTCCTCACGATGTACCTGGTCTCTATGACGCTTTTGGTACTGATAGGTTTGATGACCTGTATCAGAAGTATGAATCCGATGAATCTATTCCAAAGAAAACTGTAGGGGCTCAAGAACTGATTCTGGATCTTCTAAAGGAACGTGCAGAGACTGGTCGTGTTTACATTATGAACATTGACCATTGCAATACTCATTCCTCCTTCAAAGACAAGGTTGAAATGTCTAACCTTTGTCAGGAGATCACTCTTCCAACATATCCTCTTCAACACATTGATGATGAGGGTGCAGAGATTGCTCTGTGTATTCTTTCTGCTATCAACGTGGGTAAGATTCGTGATCTAAGTGATCTGGAAGAACTATGTGATTTGGCAGTCCGTGGTCTGGAAGAACTGATTGACTATCAGGAATATCCTATCAAGGCGGCAGAACGCGCCACAAAGGCGCGGAGATCCCTTGGCGTGGGGTTCATCGGTCTTGCACATTATCTTGCTAAGGCTGGGTACAAATATAGTGATCCTGATGCTCTTGTCGAAGTACATCGACTCACCGAGGCCTTTCAGTATTATCTCTTGAGATCTTCTAACGAACTTGCTAAAGAGAAAGGATGGTGTGCTGACTTTGGTCGCACCAAGTATGCTGATGGTATTTTGCCAATCGATACTTACAAGAAAGATGTTGACGAACTAGTTGCACCAGAGTACAATTATGATTGGGAAGGTCTTAGAGCATCTATCTCCGAACATGGCTTACGGCACTCAACATTGTCTGCTCAAATGCCATCGGAGAGCAGTTCCGTTGTGTCAAACGCAACAAATGGAATCGAGCCACCTAGAGACTATCTGTCCATTAAAAAGAGCAAGAAGGGGCCTCTTAAACAGATCGTCCCTCAGTATGGCAGTCTCAAGAATAACTACACTCTTCTATGGGATATGCCTAATAACAGTGGGTACATCAATGTTGTTGCCGTCATGCAGAAGTTCTTTGATCAGGCCATTAGTGGAAACTGGTCCTACAATCCAGAAAACTACCCCGACAATGAAGTCCCCGTCTCAGTGATGGCAAATGACTTTTTGACTACATATAAGTACGGTTGGAAGACCAGTTACTACCAAAACACACATGACATGAAGAGTGATGAGGTAGAGACAAAAGAGAACACCGATGATATAATCGAACAACTGTTAACACAAGAAGAGGAAACCTGTGAATCCTGTGCAATTTAAACTCAGAGCCAAGGACCGTAACATCACTGGGATGACGGTCTTCAACCCAGAGAAAGTAGATACCAAGAAACAACCAATGTTCTTTGGTAAACCTCTGGGAGTTCAAAGGTACGATTCATACAAATATCCAATCTTCGACAAACTGACTACACAACAACTTGGTTACTTCTGGAGACCCGAAGAGGTGTCTCTCCAGAAGGATCGTGGTGACTATCAGTCATTAACTGCCGAACAGAAACATATCTATACTTCTAATTTGAAGTATCAGATCATGTTGGACAGTGTTCAGGGTAGAGGTCCTGGAATGGCTTTCATTCCATTCTGTTCTCTGCCTGAACTGGAGGCGGCCATGACGGTGTGGGAATTTATGGAGATGATCCATTCTCGTTCCTACACATATATTATCAAAAACGTATATCCAGATCCCTCAGAGATCTTTGACACCATCACGGAGGATCCTGCTATCCTCAGAAGGGCGTCAACGGTGACCTCTGCATATAATGATTTCATCAATGCCGCACAGATGTGGGGTAGTGGTAATCAGTGGGAACATGCGCTGGAGGATTGTGAGTCAGCCATCAACGAACGGTATGAACTCAAAAGAAAACTCTATCGAGCAGTCGCTAACGTCAACATCCTGGAAGGAATTAGGTTCTATGTCTCCTTCGCATGTTCGTTCGCATTTGGCGAACTTAAGCTTATGGAAGGATCGGCAAAAATCATTTCTCTTATCGCCAGGGACGAAAATCAGCACTTGGTTCTCACGCAGAACATCATGAACAAGTGGCGTGAAGGAGATGATCCAGAGATGGTTCAGATCGCCAAAGAAGAAGAACAGAATGTTTATGAAATGTTCCGTAAGTGTGTTGATGAGGAACGTCAGTGGGCTGAGTATCTGTTCAAAGACGGATCTATGATCGGTCTGAACGATAAACTGTTATGTAAGTATGTTGAATGGATCGCCAACCGTCGCCTGAAGTCGATTGGCCTCAAACCCATCTATGACATCCCCGCAAGTAATAACCCCTTGCCCTGGACGCAACACTGGATCTCCTCTAAGGGTCTTCAGGTCGCACCACAGGAGACTGAGGTGGAGTCTTACGTTGTGGGTGGTATCAAACAAGACGTTAAAAAGGACACGTTCAGTGGATTCAAACTCTGATTGGAGATTCAAACTCCTTGCAGATCCAAAGTTCCCTTTGACAGAGGCCCAAATGCGGGTCCTGTCAGAGGGACCTTCTGGTTTATCGGAAGCTTGGATTTTGCAAGCGTTAAAGTATAAATACCATATAGGAAAACTTGTAGACAAATGAAGACGTTCCAACAGTTCAATGAAGAAGTCACCGCCAGAGGTGTTGGGGCGGGTCTCAGACAGGGTATTAACAAGGCTGCGAGTGCAACCTATAACTTTGGAAAAGGATTCTTCACAGGGAAGGCAGGATCGAAGCCAGGGTCTGCACAACACCGTGGTTCTCAGTTGAGAAAGGCTGGTGATCGTGCTGCCGAATACGGTATGAAGACCGCAAAACAAAATCAAGATCGAAGAATAAAAAATACCACAGACTTTGTGAAAGGTCTGGTCACTGGTAAATGATCTGGAGGGGGCCTTGACCCCCTCTTTTTTTGTCAGTATAATAACTCTGCCAGGGTTCAGGAAACAGCTCTAAATAACTTCATGGTTATTAGAGCCAATGAGTTGTGACTATGAAAATCCGTGGTATTTTAAAGGATCCCCTTTCTTATCTGAGGATATTAACGATCTGTACGGTTTTGTCTACAGGATCACTAATCTCCAAAATGGTAGAGAGTACATCGGTAGAAAGTACTTCTGGTCATTTAGAAAGCCTAGAGGTAAATCTAGGAGAGTTAAGTCTGAAAGCGACTGGAAAAAATACTACGGAAGCTCTGACGAACTTAATCAGGAACGCGAACGGATTGGGAATGATGCCTTTAGACGTGAGATACTAAGTCTTCACGAAAAGAAAAGTTGGGTTAACTTTGAAGAGACCCGACAACTGTTTTTAAATAATGTTCTGTCTGAGGCCTTGACAGACGGAACACCCAAGTACTACAATTCAAATATTCTGGGCCGTTACATGCGTAAGGATTACTATGCTGGAACCAACGGATCATAACCCAGAAGAAGCCAGGATGATGGAGATCATGATCGAAGGCTTTACAAAGTGGTCTGTGACCCGTATGAATGACCTCACAGGTCATGGTAGAATTGATGATGCAACAGCCATCTACTATGAATTTGAAGAGTGGTTGGATCCTGATCAGGAAACTGATGTTGTTGTCATCGATGACATGAACTTTGACGATTAATTATGTTCTGGTTTTTTCAACCTACACCCCCAGCTCCAATTCCTGTTGTGGAATACAAGGAACAGTTTTGGGAGTGTCCAACTTGTACTCCTGCAGAACAGTACGTTCTTAAGGAACTTCAAACACAAACAAAAATTAAATCACGCAATGCCCTTTCGGCGATTCTTGGAAACATTAAACAGGAAAGTAACTTCCGTGCCTTCGTATGCGAGGGAGGGGCTAGAGTTCCTTATGATCATTGCCATCGCGGTGGCTATGGAATCATCCAGTGGACTACTGAGAGTCGTTATAATGGGTTAGGTAGTTTCTGTAAGAAGTATGGTTGTGATCCCAGTAGTCTTGCAGGTCAAGTTCGTTATATGATTAACGAGAACCAGTTTCAAAAGATTCTTCCAGAACTTGAAGGTGGTGTTGACACTGTTGCACAATACATGGTTCCGTGTTATTATTGGCTGGGTTGGGGAATCAAAGGTAATCGTGAACTCTATGCATACGATTACGTTAAAAAACTAGTCAAACCTTGACTTTCTTGGGCCCATAGTTAAGTGGATATAACCCCCGCCTTCTAAGCGGTTGTCCCAGGTTCGAGTCCTGGTGGGCCTGTTCCTAAATACTACGAAACCTACATCATGTACAAACCTTATTCACCAGAGTGGCATAGGTATCGTTACCTTAAAGAAGCCATCGACACATATTTTGATGACTACGTGGATAATGAAGTCATCTACGCAGACATCATGAACATTCTAGGTGGTAGGATGTCTAGTGCAATTAATGAAGTTAATAAGGTTCTCGATTTAAAAGACAAACTCAAAACGAATTAACATGCTCTCTACTGCATACCGCCTTCGTCTTGAATCCATTTGTCGTTGCATTGCAAACAACGAAGAAGTTCCTCTAGAGGATATGATTTGGGCAGAGAAACTTGCCAAAGCCCATACTCTTGCTAGAGACTGGTTGAACAAAGCACGTCGTCAGTCTAATGGTATACAAGAAGGTAGCATTGACGATTTTATGAATAGGATGGGATTAGGTGATCCCGACCCATCCAATCACAAAACGGGATTTGATGGTGCAGATGAAATCGTTGACTGGTTTCAACGTGACAAACCTGATGATTGGAGACAACGTGACTGAAAAGATTACGCCAGAAACCTATGAAAAAATGAATGAGGAGTTTGAAGAGGAAGGTCTTGCCTTCCGAATCATCGTCCCCACTCAAGAAAAAATTGATGAGTGGATCAAAGCCACTTCGCAGGGAACCAACCCTTGATACTCTTGGCTTTTCTTTCAAATTCTTCTAGTCTTTGAAGACGTGCAGTGATTGCATCTTCCGCACCTGGTGAAGCAATCGATTCTAAAGCCGTAATTCTATCTTCTAGTTCTTTGAATTTCTCCTCAGAGATTTTATCGTACTTCGACATGTAAACGTCTTCTGTAACTTCCACAGATCCAGCACGTTTTTTACTAGGACTCATAGCTTTTATTGATCAAGTACAATGTATTTATTGGAACGTTTTATATCCGAAGAAGAAACTGATAAAATTAAAACATTAGTTAATTCTATTGCACCAGATTGTCCGTGGCCAAATTGGTATAGTAGTACCGTTAAAGGTACAGACTATCATCTGATGGATAAATCTGATGAATTATGTGATATAATACCCATGTACGAAGCAATCATGGAAAGAAAGCTTCGACTCCGAAATGCCTGGACTGTTTATGGTCAAGAGGGATCCTACCATTTGATTCATAGACATCACTTCAGTGCGGATTTTATTTGCACAGTTTTGTTTTTAGATACAAGTGGAATCTCCACTCCAAATGGAGATTTCTATGCAGTTCTAAATAACGATGTCTATCAGTATTCTCCACAAAAAGGAGACCTATTGATCTTTTCCTCTGATGTTTGTCATGGAACTTATCCCCAGGTAAAAGGTCTTAGACATACTCTTAATTTAGATTTCAATCCTCTTTAGCTCAGCGGTAGAGCGAACGACTGTTAATCGTTTGGTCCCTGGTTCGATCCCAGGAAGGGGAGTTGGGAGATTAGCTCAGCGGTAGAGCGCTTCCCTTACAAGGAAGATGTCACTGGTTCGATCCCAGTATCTCCCATGTTTCATGAGGTTAAATGCAGTACAATGTTATCTGCCAGATGTAAGTCCTGTAATAAGGAACTTCATAGTAATAGTAAAATCCAATACTGTGGTTGTCCAAATCAGATGTATGTTGTGGACGACAAGGTTGGGGCCAACGACTTGGATAAAGTCGTGTTAACAAATTCTATAGATAGTGTGAACAAAACTGGTGTTTTGTCGAATAGTGACTTACAATACCAGGAGAACCGACGCAAACGAAAGGTTCGTCGATTAGACTTTGAGGAACGATGATCAATCTCCATCAAAAATTCAACCATTATCTGAACACAGATAAAATATTAGACATGGACGGTGTTCATGAACGCATCATCAGTTATGGTTGGATGGATGATGGAACCAATCTCACAGGTTACTATGTTCTTACGGAGAACTTTGAACTTGTGTTTGATCTTCAAGACAAATACCAATATAAGTTACCGAGAAAATCGGCAGCGGCCACAAGAAAATCTAAATAAACCAAGTCTATTTTGATCGATGAAAATCTTTTTAGATACTGCTGACACAGAAGTCATCAGTAAACATTTTGCTACAGGACTGATTGATGGTATCACCACAAATCCTTCTTTGATTAGAAAGAGTGGAAGAGATCCAGAAGATGTTTACCAAGAACTGATTGACCTTGGGGTCAAAGATATCAGTATGGAAGTTGTTGGTAATGGAATCGAAATGGCTCGTGAAGGGGAGAGACTCTTCAAAAAGTTTGGAGAAAGAGCCACAATTAAAGTTCCTTGCACACCTGATGGTCTGTATGCATGTAGGGTTCTTTCTAAGAATCTGATCAAGGTGAATGTCACTCTGATCTTCAGTGCTGCACAGGCCATTCTCGCTGCAAAGGCTGGTGCAACTTACGTCTCTCCTTTTGTGGGGAGACTGGATGATAATTCTATCGCGGGTCTAGAAGTTGTCCGTTCTATCTCTGAGATCTTCCGTATTCATGGAATTCGTACTCAGGTTCTATCCGCTTCTATTCGCACCGTACAACGCGCCGTAAGGTCCTGGTACAACGGTGCAGAGGTCGTCACAATGCCACCTAAGGTATTTGAAGACATGTACAATCACGTTCTTACAGACAAGGGTTTAGAAATTTTTGACAATGACTGGAAAGCCGTCCAATCTCGATGACCAAGAAATCACCGTCAATATGGATGGCGGTGTAGGTGGTTCATGGAAGGTCACTTCCAAGAGTGGCCGAGAGGAAAAGGACTTGACCGATGAGTACCTTTCCATGTATACTACACACAACGACGCGAGTTGATCACGTCGTTTGTATTCATATCTCAGGAAGATGTCTCTCGTTCAACGGTTCAAGAAAAACATTCAAGCCCTGGAACAAACTGCACAGGGTGAAATCGAACTCGACTACAAGAATCCAAAACTTTATAAAAAAATTCTTCGTTATTACGCGGATCAAGGTGTTGAGTTTTATGATGACCCTTACGACACTTACGAAATGGTTGTAGATCTCCTCAAAGAAGATCTTCAAAAAGTGGAGAGTGAATCTTGATGGACAATTCAAAGACTATCATTATTCATGAACGATTTCCTTATCGGTTCGTTCAGAAGGGTCACATTGAATTGAATGGAAACCCTGATTTCCGTATGCAAAAGGCACATGAGTATACTAAAAAATACTCTGATGTTTATTTGTTTGACAATGGAGATCAAATGTTTCTTGCTATTGAAGACATTGAATACGCAAAATGGTTAGATCCAGATCGTGTTCCTTGTTATGTGAAAGATACTGTGAAAGGATAACATTGGGGTGGTGCAAACCACCCTTTTGTTATATAATAAATATCGTGGATTACACATGAAAGAAATGAAAACCGCACTAGTCCTGGGAGCGGGCGGATTTATTGGCTCCTGGATGGTAAAACGACTTAAGTCTGAGGGTTATTGGGTTCGTGGTGTTGATATCAAACACCCTGAGTTCTCCCGACATGAGGCCGACGAATTTGTTATTGGAGATCTCAGAGATAAAAGTTTTGTCAACCGTGTGGTCGAATACAAAGGACAACTGGGTAACTTTTTTAACAGTATCCCCTACAAAATGATTGAAGGCTTTGATGAAGTCTATCAATTTGCAGCTGATATGGGTGGTGCTGGATATATTTTTACCCAAGAACATGATGCAGACATTATGCATAGTTCTGCCACAATTAATCTGAACCTTTTGGATTCTCTTGTGAAGACTAAAGGTATGGGACGTAAAGTTCCTAAGATTTTTTACTCGTCTTCTGCTTGTGCATACCCTTCTGACATTCAAGAAGATGTGAATAATCCTGGATTGCGTGAAGAAGACGCATATCCTGCTAACCCCGATTCTGATTATGGATGGGAAAAACTATTCAGTGAGCGTCTCTACCTTGCTTACGCTCGTAATTATGGCTTTAATGTCAGGATTGCTCGTTACCATAACATCTACGGACCCGAAGGCACCTGGGACGGTGGAAAGGAGAAAGCTCCCGCAGCTATGTG